CACCAGACAAATATGCCTTGAACTGCTTGATCAATCTCATCTGGAGTAGACAAGATGCTACTGTCAATCATGAAAACACGTCTGCGTGGTGGCTGGGTTAAGGGGAAAGTAAGTTCTTGCCACACAGGGCAGGTCCTAGCATTGTTTAAGTCGCGGATAAAATTTAACTGCGCTCCTTCAGCAAGCGTACCCCATTTATGTATCAAGTCGGGGGAATCAAGATACCCGATAATAATGTTACCAGGAGTATTGAGCCCAACAGAAGGAATGTACTTAACGAAAGTGCCAGGTAAATACAAACCTTTCTGGAAAAACTTCCCGACGTTCTGGACGGCGGCGTTGGATCTTCCAACGACGTTTCCGGGGGCAAGGTACACGGTGCCGTGCCCAGTACTCGCCAAATTTGGGACAATGCAAGGAGAATTATATTCATTCCCGCAGATAGTGCTGACATTCTCATTCAATCTACCGCTTAAGTTCATACGAGGATTACGCTTCGCTAAGGTACCAACCGCATCCACAATAGTTTTACCTTGTTGCTTTCGTTTATTTCCTGTCATTGGTGAGTATATAATCTATGTTCGTGATAAGTTGGCGCTTATCGCCGCCCCAGACCGCTTCATCAAAATAATTCTCAATTGTAATTTGCTGGTCTGGAGTCAACCCTGTACTTAGCCAGAAACTATACCTACCATTAGCGTCAGGGGTACTATGTTCCAGATGCACACCTTTGCTAAGGTTCCTATACGCGGAGAACTCAGTACTGTGACCCTCGTAATTACCTTCCGTGCCAAACCGCCCTAGCATCCTGTAAAAGGATCACATAATGGGCAGGTCGGCACTAAAAGCCAATCCACAAGAAGACAAGTCATTGAGCCAACGTTGAAACAAATCAACATTATGCCCAAGATTTACAGAAGTGCAGTCTTTTGCCAATGCTGTGCGGACATTCCTGGCCATCCGCCACACGCCGTTACTACAAACCGGCTTACATTGGCAAAATTCCACTTGTTCTAATTCAGATACTGGAGCTTCGCATTTCATCTTGAATCCAAAGTCAGCGAAATACTTGTGCAATCCGTCTAACTTCTTCAGATGTTTCTTGGCCATGAAAACAAGGCAGTCGTCACCATTATTAGCAAATTCATAAGGTACAGCCAAACTGTCCAGGTAAGACTTGCACATAAGGCACATTAGCAGTTTGTTGCCTAACGATGTGTTCATATCACCAGACATACGAGATCCACGTTTCTCGTATTTAAACCATCCATCATTGCCCCGAGCTACTCCAATGTTATGGAGCTGATGTTTCAGGAGCCATTGTAAATGTCCAGATTTGAAAATGGCGTCATAGATACTATGTTCAAATTGTAAAGCTTGTTCTGAAACATGTTGGTCGAACCGAGATGCATCAAGTCCGACCACGGCGCAATTGAAAATGGATTGGAATTTATCTTTTAATATATTAGCTGTTTGTACAGAATTGTATTTGCTCATGATGGTGGGCGAACGAAATAAGTCGTCAATTGCGTCATAGATTTTGTGTTCTACAGGACGTAAAAATCTCCCAACCTCAACGTTGAACCTGGGCTCGCGTGGTTGTATGACGCGCGGCGCAGGATCTTCCTTGAGGGTGAAATTTATCTTCTCAGCTTTAACGAAAGTCTTGAGACGAGCATCACGGGAGCAGACCGGCTTTACAGCCAGACTGGCAACTGCTCGTTCATAGGTGGCGCGACGTGGTCCCTTGTAGTACTCAACGAACTGGTCGCGAGTCACAGGGGATTGCCGGCCAACGGAACGAACAACCGTGCGTGCTAATGATGCAAGCCTCTCCTCAAACACACCCGGGATGGGTTGAACACATTTTGTTAATGCCCTGTCGGTGTAGAGGACCCGTTCACCTACTCCACGCAAGAGGTTGGCTACGGAATTATTATGGGTGTTCAATTTATCGTCCGTAATGTGCTGACCCATATATAGGCACTTACGACGTTTTGGGATCCCTGCGTAGGTTGGAGTCAGTTCGGGGTAGTCGCTGGGAACAGTATCTACCCCCTCCAACTTAGTAGGGCCCCATCAAGTGCAGTCCTCGGCCCTGCTGAGCCTAGACTTGACTTGATTCTTGTATTTTCCATATGCACTCTCCTGCATAGCCATGGCCTGTAACTCTGAAGCAGTGGGAATAAAAACTAGCTCGCAAGCTAGATCAACATTCTCACCTATGTGGCGGGCAAGCACACCGTGGCTAACACAAAGGTCGTAGAGGTATTTCCTCACGCACATCTTGTTAGCAGGTGTGTACTTCACGAGCCCGAATTTAGCTTTGCCAGCCTTAACGAGATACGCTCTAAATGGAGCTTTGCTTCTGACCCTACGTTTAACAGTGTTGTTTTCTATCACGTCCATCGTCTGCGATGAAACGACTTCGGTGACATGATGTAGCTCGAAATCAATACCGTTATTGACCTCTTCCATAACAACACGTGCTATAGAATCGGCCTCGCGAATAATCTTCTGCGCTGCCCATGTAGGCGCCATCCATTTCTTGTAGTAAGAGTAAGCAATCTTTCCAATACCAAACACAATGAAAGCAGATTGAACCGTGCTGCTCATGTGGTCGTTGACACCCGACATGGTGACGAGAACAGTTGGC